AACGCTCACCAGTTAGTGCTTCACCAATCTCAACTTCCTCATGCTGCTTACGGAGTTTTGCAAGAACTGCTCCTGCTACTTTTTCACCTCGCTCTTTAGAACCATAACGCTTACCAGCAGAAGCAGCAATCTTCGCAAATGCCTTACCAGGTTTACCAATATCTTTACCAGCTCTTGCTGCCTTTGCTGAATAAGTTGCTTCTACAATCGCTTCAATATCATCAGCATCTAATTCATTTGCCATAATCTCTTGTGCTTCTTCCAGAGTTTCTGCAAACCCTTCTGCTTGGAGAAACTCAAGGACTACATCAAAGATATCAAGTTCTTCTTTGTTTAGTTTTTTCCCTTTCTCAATAGCAACCGAAGTTTTTTTCAATGGTTGAGCAGGATAATAAGTTTTGCCAGGAACTGCTTTATTAACAACTTCACCAGTTTTAGCGTCTTTATGCATACCCTCATCTACATTCTCAACTTCTTCAGCATAAGCGTATCCAGGAATGTGCTTACCCTTGGTCTTCTTATCAACATATGCTGCCTGTTGCATAGCGTGAGCAGCATATCCTTTTGCTTTTGAAGGAGAAAGACGCTTATCACCACCTCTTCTTTCTGCAGATGCTGCTTTTCTCATTTCTGGATCAGCACCCTTTACTGCTTCATCAACTTCTTGGGGAGCATAAACTTCAGAATACGCTTCCATTAATCCCATAAGATCTTTGGTATCCATTAGAACTTTATTAAATCTTCTAAATTTATTTATTGTTCAAGAAAGTTCTATTGGATAATGTTCTCTATCAATATCAATCATATTTCTTCTCTTCCTCTTCTTTGCTTCATTTACTGAAGGAAGTTCAAATAAACCAGAATGCTTCTCACCAAACTTTCTTACAATTGTTCCTGCAAGTCTATTTGCTTCGTTTTCTGTTGGAGCACCTGCATGTCCGCTACCATTTTTACCTTTCGTATGCTGGCGATAATGAGTAAGTTCATGAGCAACAGTTCTCAAGATATCCATAGTCTGTCTTCCTTGGATGTCTATTACAATACGACTGTCTTTAATCTGACCAAATGCTCCAATTCTCTTTGCAAACTTTGGATCATCAATAAAATGAATTTTAGGAAGTTCTTTTATATTCAACTCTCTTTTTACAAAAGGAAGAAAGTTATGGACTATTTTCTCAAAGTGTTCTTTACTAATTCCCTCTGCAACAAAAGATCCAGAAATATTAAACATCTCCGTATTTCTCTGAAGTCTTCTCCACTCTGAAAAATTCATTTGCTTTTTTTAGGTATTTATGAAAAAACCCCCCGAAGGAGGTTTAAATTAGACACCAAGAACAACACCGATGCCTTCATCAAGTTGTTGGATCACTTCACGAATATCGGAAATACGAGGAGGAACACTTACTTCATCATAAGTGTATCCTTTCTGAGCATCAAACAACACTTGACGAATTGCTGCTGCTGCACGAGTATCTATTTTAATTGTTACTTGTTTTTCTTTAGTCATAGGTCTCCCTCCACACGATTTTCAGAACGCTCAATACTGAAAGCACCTTCAGGATAACGAGCACTCAATTTCTCAAAGTTCATTTGAATGACTTCTTCAAGGGAAATATCAAGTCCAAGACACGCTTGAGAAACGTACCACATAATATCTCCAAGTTCACGCTTCAAGTGAAACAGGTTTTCTTGATTAACTGGTTTGCCTTGAAAAACAATCTTCTTTACAATCTCTGTAAATTCACCCGCTTCAGCAGACATTCCTACAGCAGCAGTAAGCAGTCGCTCCGTAGGAAATCCTTGGATTTTAAGATCATTAAGTCGATCTGCAAACTCAGGGAATTCTTTGCTTGGTTTTGAAGTGGTTGTATCTACAAATTCAACGTACTTATTAAGATCAATGGTCATATAAAAAATTTTATTCCTTCAAAAGTTTTCTTTATTTAAAATCATAAATGATTTTTAGTTTTTTGTCAAATGAGCAAATTAAAAACACACACTACTCTATTTTCTGCTGGTTTGGGGTCTCTGCAAGAATGATAATACCTACCATCAAAAGCAACAATTTTTCCAAAATTTGGAGTTATTTCTTGTTTGATTGGAAAATCTTTTGGATCAAACTCATCAAGATCATATACAGATTTTCTATCTGGATTATTATAATCTTGCTGCATATCAAAAATTATTGTTGTACTTCCCAAAGATACTTCGTTCAAATACATTAACAATACAATATGATCAGAAAATTGATCAACATGAGGATCTCTAAAAAGATAATTTGGAATATGAAAAGTGCTGTTTATACAGGCTCTTGCAACAGTTTTGTATTCTAGATTATTTTTAGTACAAAATGCATCAACCAAGAATTTAAAATACGGAAAGTATGAAGAATTTATAGACCCACTTCTACTCAACAATTTATGATGATACATGGGAAATTTTTTTGATGTTGTAGTTGGGAACCAATGAAATGGAATTTCCGAATTCAATTTGGAAATCAACTCTTTATCAATTATTGAAGTATCTTCAATCAGCAAATCTTTCAAAATTTAAATCCTTCAAATGATTTTTTAGGTTTCTTTTCTTCATAATCATACTCATCCTCTTTTCCAGAGTCAAGTATATCATTTTGAGCAGATTGTTCACAGTCATAAAGACGCATCTTTGCTCTATCAATACCAATCACAAAACGTTTGTGAATAGTTGGATCATTATATCGGTTCTTCAATTGTTTGACAAGAATCTGCCCCAGACCTTCCAGATCTTCCGTAGAAATCAATGCAAACATTAAGTCAGCAGTTGCAGGAAGACCAAATGATTCCGAAGTATCAGTTAGTTCCACATCGGAAGATCCATAACCAGAACGAGTAGTCTGGGTAGCACTTACAATAGGAACATTAAACTCCACAGCAAGACCACGAAGTTCTTCGGCAATTGCTTTTACAAAGGTATATGAATTGATATTACTATTACCTTTATACCTAGATGAAGCACAAATATTCAAATAATCAATAAAGATAATATCTGGATGAAACGACTTCTTCAATGCAAGTTCATTCAGAAGAGACTTGAAGTGTCCAGAGTGTGCAGAAGCAGTTGGATACTCTTTAATGATTAAAGTTCCTTGAGTTTTCTTTGCAAGATTTGTAACCTTATTCTCAAACATTTGCTTGGGAAGATCTACGATATCTTGAATAGGAACATTCAATAGGTTTGCGTCAATTCTTTCAGCAATGCGTTCTTCTGCCATTTCCAACGTAATGTACAGAACGTTCCTCCCTTGGAGCAAGACGGAGCTAGCCACATGGCACATGAATAGAGACTTGCCGACGCCCGTACCAGCAAGAGCGATGTTAAGAGTTTTGTTAGGGAGACCACCTTTCGTGATTTTATTAAAATATTCAAGATCAAATTCAATTTTATCCTCCTTTTTGTGATATGATTCGTATCTTTGTTCATAATCTTGGAGATAATCGTGTCCTACATGATTATCAAAACTTACAGCAAGAGCATCAGAAAGAATAGAAGGAATGCTATCGCGATTCTTCTTTTCATCATTTCCATTTGCAATATGAATGGATTCCATAAGTGCCAAATAAATGGCACGATCACGACACCACTTTTCAGTAGTATCAATCAACCACCCAGATTCAACAGGAACATCCTCCAAACAAGAAATTAGTTGTACAATCTCTTTAAAAGACTGTTCGTTAATATCAGTTCTTTTTTCAACTTCAATAGAAAGAACTTCTTTTGTTGCAAGTTGATTATATTCACTGATGAAATTTAAAATTTCCTCAAACACAATCTTTTGATTGGGATCTTCAAAGTATTCAGATTTAATAAAAGGTATAACTTTTCTTACATATTCCTCATTGTTTAACAAGTTTCTCAGAATTAGAAATTCAATTTTATCCATTACTTATAGTGAAGATAGGTGCTCAACAAATACTTTTCGTTGCTAATGGGAGGATTTCCTTGATGAGGAAACATCCACAAAGGAGGAAATATTACAAGTTTACCAGATTCTGGTTTAATTGTCATGTCACTGAAGACGGTTTCTCCCCCCTCATTGACATCATTTAAATACCAAAAAAAGGATAAGAATCTCCTAGAAGATGCATGATCGATTACATCTACGTGAGCATCAAATGCATCATTACCATCATTCTTATACTTCTTTATACGAAATTGTTCAAAAAGATTTTCTCTGGGAAAACATCTCTCGTCAATAAATTCATAATACCTCTTTTTATATTCTATCGTTTTTGATATGATAAGATTATGAATTTCTTTGTTTTCATTAGAGTAATGGGTCAAGTTAAATTGAGTAAAGTTTGGAGCTCTATTTTTCTCGATTCTTTCATGCTTATCTTGATTATTCTCAAATACATCAATTAAAGATTTGCATGTATTTTTGTCTAATACATTTTCATAAACATGAATAAGATCTTTTAATTCAGCACCCATAACTAAATTCTTCTTTTGCAATTTCGTCCAATTTTTGCATCACTTCTTCAGTGAAATATTCTTCAGGATTAGCAAGAATCTGTTTTGCATAAATCTTCTTACCATCCATCTCATAACGTCCTGCTACATTCTTCCAGAGTCCACCAATCTCACCAAGTTCCAGAAGACCATAGTAACGATCAAGGCCGCGCTCATCATAATACAAACGGATCTCAACATCTTTATTCTCCTTACTCAAACGCGATTTAGCAGTCTTAGCCTTGATAATATTTCCGACCACTTCCGTTCCATCCTTTTCTTTCTTTTTGCTGAGATAAATGATCGTACTTGCTGCGTATTTGAGTCCAGAACCTCCCCCCATTTCTTTCGTTGGTACGTAAGCTCCGATGACATCGTATGTGTGATTTGTGACAAGAAGTGGAACATTTGCTTGACCTAGTTTAAGTGTGAGCATTCGGAAAGCACCTTTAACAAGTTGCGATTTAGTCATGTCACGAACTTGTTTATCATTGAGTGCATCAGTGATTTCTTTCTCTGTGGAAAGCATACCAAGAGAGTCTAGCACAAACATACAGGGTTTGCGTTCCCCTTCAGGTTTTTTTAAGTACAGGTCCACTGCCTTGAGTGCCTTTCCACGAAACTCTTCTATGGTGACAACATTAACCACGACAAGACGTGATGTGTCGATGCCGCGTGACTCCACAAGGGATTTGGTAATGGCAGCTTCAGTATCAAAGTAGAGACAATAACCATCGGGGTTAGAATCAAGAAAATTCTTAACCACAGCGAGAGAGAAGAAAGTTTTTCCAGTACTAGACTCTCCAGCAATAGCAGTAATCTTATTCCCAGATAC